TAATAAAAAAAAATAGTATTTTAAATAAAATGGACGCATCACAAAAGATATTGTCGGACCTAACGGTTCACATGAAGTATTCAAAATTTATTCCTGAGTTGGAAAGAAGAGAAACTTGGGAAGAGCTTGTAACAAGAAACATGAATATGCACATTAAGAAATACCCCCACATCGCAAGTGAGATTGTGGACGTGTATCATTATGTGTATACTAAAAAAGTATTACCTTCAATGAGGTCAATGCAATTTGGTGGTAAACCAATTGAGATTTCTCCAAACAGAATCTACAACTGTGCTTACCTTCCTATTGACCACTTGGACGCATTCTCAGAAACAATGTTCTTGTTATTGGGTGGAACTGGGGTAGGATACTCAGTTCAAAAACATCACGTAGAAAAATTACCTGAAATTAGAAAACCAAACCCAAATAGAACAAGAAGATTCTTGGTTGGTGATTCAATTGAAGGTTGGGCTGATGCAATTAAAGTGTTAATGAAATCTTACTTTGGTGAGCATTTGTCAACACCTGAGTTTGATTTTTCAGATGTTAGACCAAAAGGAGCTCAACTTGTAACATCAGGTGGTAAAGCACCAGGTCCTCAACCATTGAAAGATTGTATCCACAAATTGAAAGGTATGTTGGACGCGAAAGAAGATGGTGAAAGATTATCATCAATTGAGGTTCACGATATGATATGTCACATTGCAGACGCAGTTCTTGCTGGTGGTATTCGTAGAGCGGCTTTGATTTCATTGTTCTCGGCTGATGACAACGAGATGATTGCTTGTAAGTCAGGTGCTTGGTGGGAAACAAATCCACAAAGAGGTAGAGCTAACAATTCAGCGGCTTTGGTTAGACACAAGATTACAAAAGATTTCTTTATGGACTTGTGGAAAAGAGTTGAAGCGTCAGGAGCAGGTGAACCTGGTATCTACTTTACAAATGATAAAGATTGGGGAACTAATCCATGTTGTGAAATCGCTTTGAGACCAAACCAATTCTGTAACTTGTGTGAGGTAAATGTTTCTGACATTGAATCACAAGAAGATTTGAACAACCGTGTTAAAGCGGCGGCTTTCATTGGAACACTTCAAGCGGGTTATACTGATTTCCATTACTTGAGAGATGTATGGAAACGTACAACTGAAAAAGAAGCATTGATTGGTGTATCTATGACAGGTATCGGTTCAGGTGTTGTATTGGGTTATAACATGAAAGAAGCTGCGAAACTTGTAAAAGAAGAAAACGCAAGAGTTGCTGAGTTGATTGGTGTTAACAAGTCGGCTCGTACAACTACTGTAAAACCTGCAGGGACAACATCTCTGACATTGGGAACATCTTCAGGTATCCACGCATGGCACAATGATTACTACATCCGTAGAGTCCGTGTTGGTAAGAATGAAGCAATCTACCAATACTTGGCAATGTATCATCCTGAGTTGGTTGAAGATGAATTCTTCCGTCCACACGACACGGCAGTTATTTCAGTTCCACAAAAATCTCCTGAAGGAGCAATTTTGAGAACAGAATCTCCATTCCAATTGTTGGACCGTGTTAAGAAAATTACACAAGAGTGGGTAAGACCTGGTCACAGAACTGGTTCAAACACACACAACGTATCTGCAACAATCAGTTTAAAAAATGAAGATTGGGAATTGGCAGGTGAGTGGATGTGGGAAAACCGTGACTTCTACAATGGTTTATCTGTATTACCTTATGATGGTGGAAGTTACATTCAAGCACCATTTGAGGATTGTACAAAAGAAGAATACGACAGATTGTTCGCTAAACTACACACAATTGATTTATCAAAAGTTGTTGAATTACAAGACAACACAGATTTGAGTGGTGAATTGGCTTGTGTTGGTGGAGCTTGTGAAATCAAATAAAGAGAATATAAAAACACCTACGGAGGGGGGGAGTGAACAACTTTCCCCTTCTTCTTTTTATATTGAAGAAGGAAAATATGTCTTTACTGAGGAATTTCATAAACAAAGAGGTTCTTGTTGCGGTAATGGTTGTAGACATTGTCCTTATTTTCCTAAATACAAAAAAGGAAATACAACTATATTTATAGATAATGGCTAATGGTAAAACATATGGGTTAACCTTCCCCTTTGTAACTTCTTTCAACGGTAAGTATTTGGATTTGTCGGATTACTCTGCTGAGGAAATCCGAAGTAATTTAATTCACTTGTTATTAACAAGAAAAGGTAGTAGATATTTTTTACCTGATTTTGGTACTGGATTGTTGGAATACATTTTTGAACCTTTGGATGGACCAACATTTAAAAATATTGAATCTGAAATAAGAGATTCTGTACAAAAGTACATGCCTCAATTACAATTAACAAATATTAACATTAGTGCTCCAACAGGTGAAGCTGCAGGATTAACAGCAACTTCAACAGGTGGTGTTACTGACCCCCAAATACAAATGACGAATCAAAACGTGACTGAATATACTGCTACTGTAAGAATTGATTATGCCATTTCAAATGATGTATTTAACACTAAAGATTTCGTAATCCTGAATATTTAACATAAATGGCACAAAGAAAGATATCATATACCGTTAGGGACTTCCAAGCGATTCGTCAGGAACTTATCAATTATACAAGGACTTACTATCCTGAGTTGATTGATAACTTTAATGATGCTTCAGTTTTCTCTGTGTTTTTGGATTTAAACGCAGCCGTAGCCGACAACTTACATTATCATATTGACAGAAGTATTCAAGAAACTGTTCTTCAATATGCACAACAACGTTCATCAATTTATAACATTGCAAGAACATATGGATTAAAAATTCCTGGACAAAGACCATCAATAGCTTTGGTGGATTTTTCAATTACGGTTCCTGCCTTTGGTGATAAAGAAGATGAAAGATATTTGGGTACTTTAAGACGTGGTTCACAAGTATCAGGTTCAGGTCAGATATTTGAAAATTTATATGATGTGAATTTTGCGTCTCCATTTAATGCTGATGGATTTCCAAACAGATTAAAAATACCAAACTTTGACGCTCAGGGTAATTTGATTAATTATACAATTACAAAAAGAGAGACAGTTGTTAACGGTATTACAAAGGTATTCAAAAGAGTGATAACACCAAATGATGTTAGACCATTCTTTGAATTTTTCTTACCAGAAAAAAACGTATTAGGGGTTTCATCTATTATTCAAAGAGACGGTACTGCATATTCAAATGTTCCTACAGCACAAGAATTCATGGGTGCTCAGGGTAGATGGTATGAGGTACCGGCACTTGCTGATGATAGAGTGTTTATTGCTGACCCTTCAAAACCATCCGATGACCCAGCAATTAAAGTTGGGACATATATTCAAACACAAAATAGATTCATTACTGAATTTACACCTGAAGGATTTTTAAAGATTACTTTTGGTGGTGGAACAAACACGGCTGAAGACCAACTTAGAGAGTTTACAGCACTTGATGTTCCATTGAAGATTCAAAGATACCAAAACAATTCAATGTCTTTGGGTTCAGCTCCAACTGCCAATACAACAATATTTATCCAATATAGAATTGGTGGTGGACAAGCAACCAACTTGGGTGTAAATACAATCACTCAAATTGGAGCAGTTGATTTCTTTGTAAATGGTCCTTCAGATATTCTTAACACATCTGTAATTAATTCATTAACATGTAATAACGTAACTGCGGCTATTGGTGGAGCAGGTTATCCGTCAACTGAAGAAGTTAGAAACTATGTAACATTTAACTTTACAGCACAAAACAGAGCGGTGACTATTCATGACTATGAGGCGATTATTAGAAACATGCCTGGTGAGTTTGGTGCTCCTGCCAAAGTATCAATTACAGAAAACAACAATAAGATTAATGTTCAAATATTATCATATGATGCTAGTGGAAACTTAACATCTGAAGTATCACAAACATTAAAGAATAACTTGGCAGAATATCTTTCAAACTACCGTATGATTAACGACTACGTTACAATTGGAAGTGCTGAGGTAATTGACTTGGGTGTTGATGTATCTGTTGTATTGGATGCAACTCAAAACCAAGGTGTTGTTATATCAAGTATTATTGATAGGGTTACAACTTTCTTTAGCCCTGCTGTTAGAGGATTGGGTGAGAATATTGTATTGGCAGAATTGAATAGAATTATCCAAGACGAAAATGGAGTGTTAAGTGTTACCGACATTTCAATCTTTAACAAAGTTGGTGGACAATACAGTTCGGCTCAAACATCAATGCCTTATTCAGATGACGCAACTAAGAAAATCAGTTTGGTAGACAATACAATCTTTGCACAACCAAATCAGATATATCAAATTCGTTTCCCAGCAAAAGATATTGTTGTTAGAGTTAAGAATTATCAAACAACTAACTTCTCATAATTTATTTTATTGAAACATAAACTATCTTTTATAAAATAGTGTATAAACTATTTATGAAAGAAAGTAATCGGAATGTCCAAAACGTATAGAATTCGCACACAAGTTGGTGTTGATAGACAAGTCAACATTGAAATAGACCAAGATTTTGAACAATTGGAGATATTATCTCTGAAAGTTAGGTCTGAAGAAATTTATACAAGAATGTGTGCCGATTATGGTGTTGTAGTTGGTCGTGTTGTTGCCAATGGTGGTTATGGTGTTCCAAATGTTAGATTATCTGTATTCATACCATTAACCGATGATGATGCCAATGATGAAATTATTTCATCTCTTTATCCTTATAGAAATGTTAATACAGATGTTAACGATGATGGTTATAGATATAACTTATTACCATACGTACAACAACATACAGGACACGTCCCAACAGGAACTTTTCCAACAAGAGAAGATGTACTTACAAATCCAGCCTTAATTGAAGTTTACGACAAGTATTATAAATTCACCGTCAAAACAAATGGTAGTGGTGATTATATGATTATGGGGGTTCCAATTGGAACTTATACTTTGGTTATGGATATGGACTTATCTGATATCGGTCCTTTTTCTTTATCACCACAAGATTTAGTTAGAATGGGTAGAGCAACCGCCGACCAAATTGATGGCGGTACTTTTAAGAACTCAACAAATTTATACGAACTACCACAGATTGTTAACATTAATCAAACTGTAAATGTTGAACCATTTTGGGGTCAACCTGAAATTTGTCAGGTTAGTATTGCCCGTAATGATTTTGATTTAAGAAAAGAGGGTATTGAAATTAAACCAACATCCATTTTTATGGGGTCTTTGGTAACAG